AGAACACCCAATTTATTTATACGAATAATAGCGATTATTTCCCAGGTAAAATGAATCCATTGAATACGCGTGTAATAACAAAATATATGACAATCGATACCAGATTCCGTGAAAATATTTATACTACAAATAGTGCAGATATTACGGTTCAATTACCCGAAAAATTACATAAGGTTGTTTCTATGCAGTTGACCGCATTAGAATTACCCATTTCGTTTTATGGCATTTCATCGTCTTATGGTAATAATTACTTATATATAGGTGTATATTACACCTCGTTTGATGGTTTAAATAATATTTTATTTGATGAAAACATTTTTGTTGTTCCTGATGGCAATTATAATACAATCGATTTGATTGATTTGATAAACGGATTATTATCACCTGTTAATATCGATGCTACATTACAATCTCCAGATGTTATTTTTTCTTATCTTAAATTTGATTTGGATATTACAACATCTGGGTCAGGTACAGGTAAAGTAACATTGAATACGAATCCGAATTATCCAAGGTCTGCAAATATACAAGAAATTATTCTTAATTTTCGTAAAAATATAAACAGCGAAGATGATGAAACATCAATTACTACAAGATTAGGATGGAATCTGGGGTATATTCATGCGGTATATCCAGTTAAAGCCACCGTGGACGCAAGCAATAACTCAATACCTCCTTCAATAGTAGCAGACACATTGGTTGAACCTGCTTCAGTTCGATATATATATTTAGGAATAAACGATTTCAATAATAATTCCAATAATCAATTCATAAGCGTATTTAATAAATATACAATGAATAAGAATATTTTAGCTAGAATTGCAATCAAGGCCACCTATTTTAGTTTAATGATGGGTTCGGATTTTAGTATGACTACTGAACCGCGTAAATATTTTGGACCGGTAGATATCCAACGTTTACATATCCAATTGTTTGACGAACAAGGGCGAGTTTTAGATATGAATAATGGTAACTATTCGTTTTGTCTCTGTTTTGAACTGCTTTATAATTTGTAAAGTTGTTTTACAGTTGCAAATAATTTAGAATATTAGGACAATTATTAATATTCTAATACTTTATATCAATAATATTTTATTTATAAATGTCAACATATCAACCTGATATTACAAATTCAACGGTAACAAATATCTCAAATGTTCCCAATGTAACAACCAATATAAATTCTATCGATTATTCGAATAATTTACTTACAGATGGACCTATTAATATACGCCCCCAACCCAATAATTTTACCAATTGGAAGTTCTCAAACGTATATCCATACAAAGGTAATGTGTATGCGTTCTACGCCCAGGGTGGTTATACAATCGACCAGTGTTTCAATACAATTAAACTTATCCCCGAATCTAAAATATACACCTATGATGTTACAAATGCAGTACAGGTGCGTTTTGATGTCCGTACGTTCAATGAAAAGATTGGTCTTTTCAAAGATGCACTCAATCAGTATGTATTATTATCTTCATTCGACCCAGTACGTGACGCATTTACTACTTGGACGGTGAATCAAGCTCCTGGTTGGCCGTCAAATCCGACTCAAAATGTCGCCAATTTTCCCATATTGGATTCAATTACTATTACTGCAGATGAGTTTGTAAGAGGTCTGGATACAAATTCGGTCATCTCGGTGGGTACTTATGCAACTCTCTATAGTGATTTTAATAATTATGTAAATACTTATTTTGGATATTCCGGAGGGTTCTCCTCTTTGTTCTCGGGAGCAAGTGAATTCAATATCAATAATGGTGTTTTTGACGCAAGTGCCTTTATAAATATTATTAACCCTTATTATACGGCAAGTGGTGAAAACGTCAAACCTTTGACAGGTTCTATAACGATACCAAATATCAATAGTTTGTTGAAATATGCGATTAATACGAATGTCTTTAATAACCGTAGTCCTATACGTGACCTATCTTCTTCTGACCCTGGAATCAATACCGGTCCTTTACCTCCAGGCTTAAATGCTGGTGAACTCAATCTCCCCAGAGACCCATCATTAAATAATAATCCAAATATTCAAACATCGAGTAATACCGTCATGGACGCATCCTTTTCACCAACCGCTATTGTCCCCCCCGTTAATTATCAAGTTACCCAAGCATCTAGTTGGAGAGCGGATTGGGGTATGGCGGATGGGTTTTTAGCAGGTGATTTGATTTTCATTCCTGCAGGAACGACTGTCAGTCTTCATTTAGTGATTGATAGTGATATCTTTTCACCAGAGAATAATATCGGGCCACAAAATGTCGGATATGTAAATAGGGGTGCAGCTTCAAATCAATCGACAACTACGACAACCAATAACGGTGTTACTACGACAACATTCAATAGTACTGCAAATGGAGGTGCCAGTAGTAGTACTCTCACCCCTGGAGCAGCATCTATTACTTCCATTTCTAATACCATTACACCATTAAGTACAAGTGACCCTTATTATAACAGTACTGCAAATGTCGCTAACGCTCAAATACAGAACGTAAATGGTGTTCCTACTAATACAGCTACCGGTCAAGTATTACCTATTACTACTTCTACAACTGCATATCCTAATAGAAACTACAGCGCATTTTATTCTAATTATACTACTGCAACTGAATTGAATATTGACCGTACTTTAACTGCTCCCTTACTGTTAAAATTAGACAATCTAAGTTCTGACTTCTTTAATAATGCAACCAACCGTATTGGAATTTATAAAGGAGGTTATAACAACAACTTTTCGGAAGGGTCAATCGCCCCTATTGATAATGTTACAATTACTACTCGTACAGTCAGCTTACCTGGTGTTGATGGTGGACCCTCACAACTCATTGGCTGGCAAGGTGAATTCCGTAATGCAAATTATTATGATGCAAATAATGTCGGAAGAGCGCTCACTTATGATATTTCATATAACACACAGACTATTTTTGCAATGAATTCTACCCGAAATAATATAACACAAAATAATGGTATAGTTCAAAATAATACAACCATTGGTTTTAGAACGAACCAACCCGTATTAGACCCTTGCTACAATACAGTAGAGATTATGTCATAAGTGAGAATTTTACGATATTTAGTTTAGTTAGGTTCTCAAATAATATTTTATAAAACATATTATTTGATTCTAGTAAATATTTTATACAGATATTACAGTTAGTTATATATTAAATAATGTCATATTCAACAATTACTCCTTCTATACCAAATAATTATGGATTATATGCAGGTCAATTATACGCATTCGGAGCGAGTGGTGGATATAATGTTACCCAGGGGTTCAGTAGAATTAAAGAGAGAATCCCTGATTTATTAACACAATATGATGTTACAGATGCAATACAACTTAGCTTTAGTGCACGTACATTGAATAGTAAATTAAGTATTATTAAAGATTCTACTAACACACGTACAGTACAGGCATGGTATGACAATATAACGGATAAATTACATTACGACTCGGTCAAACTATGTAGCTGTGAATTTGTAAATGGAATCAATCTGAATAGTATTGTATCTGTGGGTAAATTACATAATTTATATACAGACTTTCAATCGTGTGTATTAGAATATTTTGGTGACCCGGGCGGATTTGCCTCTATATTTGCAGGCGACCAAGATTTTCAAGTAAATGGAGGCGTATTCGATGCAAGTGCCCTCATACAAGTTTTGAATTCATCCACTTTTAATATGCAGGGAAGTTTCGTATCCGATTTATCTGGAGATATTGTTGTGAATGATATTAACAAACATTTAGAATTTGTGGTGGATTCCAATATATTTAATAACCGTAATCCTAGTGTTCATAATTGGGGTGTTGTAGATGGATTTGTCGCAGGCGACCTAGTATTCGTACCTACTGGTTTTACAATTACTTTGTCACTTGATATTGAAACCGAAATATATAGTCCAGTTAATAATATAGGTCCGGATAATTTAAATGCAATCCGAAATCGTTTGAATTATACCAGAGGTTATGTTAATCGCAATACGACATATTCATTGACAAATATATCACAATCTACAACCCTTCCTATTTTATTGATATTAGTCGACGATACTGTGGATAATTATACGAATTATGGCCAATCTTGGAATGTTTCGACTGCAACTATAAATTATCCTAATGAAAATTGGTTAAATATTTCTCTATCGTCTACTGGAAAATATCAGACTCTTATTTCTGAAGCAGGTAATATTTTTATTAGTAATGACTCGGGTCATTCATGGTTACAGACGTTTTCATATAATAACGAGTCGGTTTGTAATAATGTTGGTATTTCATTCACAGGAATGTATCAAACCACGTGTAACGGGCATCAAGTATATGTATCAAGTGATTATGGAAATACCTGGGTTCTTACTTTTGATGGCGGTACATCCAATATATTTGTATCTATTTCATTATCTGGTTTACACCAAACGATTGTTTCTAGTGGAGATAATTTATATAGGTCGAGTGATTATGGAATGACATGGACTCCATTAGATAATGATACTGAATTGTATAATTCTATCGAAACATTTCCTACGGGTGGCATTGCACTATCTTATACCGGTCAATATCAAACAATTGTGATTGAATACATTTATATTTCTAGTGATTTCGGATTAACCTGGACGAATGTTAGTAATTCAAATGGATTCGATGAACGTAATTGGGAAGGGATTGCGATGTCATCTGATGGTAAATATCAAACAGCTATCGAAAATGGCGGTGATGTCCACATATCAAATGATTTTGGTAACTCTTGGATATTTGTAGAAGATAATGCTTTACATGATAAAAATTGGCAGTCTGTAACTGTTTCAGCAACTGGACAATACCAAACAGTGTGTGAACAAAATGGAAATATTTATACTTCCATTGACTATGGTGTCACCTGGACGATTGTACCAGACTCGAGTGTTTCAAATAAAAACTGGGCGGTGGTTACTGTATCTTCAGACGCATTATATCAGGTAGCAATCGAACAAGGTGCCGCAGGAGCAGTTCACGTATCACAAATATTTTCACCGACAAATAATCCAAATGCAATACAAAATTGTGTTTGTGATTGAAAAAACGTAAAATAAAAACCGTAAAAAGAGTGTGTCGAAAAATATATATTATCTAATATTATAATATATAATGCCATACATATCGAGAAAAGTTCGCGGTAAAAAGTGCTATCGTGTTACAAAGAAAAACATAGATAAAAAGACAAAAAAGAGAAGGGTTTTTGCCAAGTGTACCTCACTTAAAAACGCCAAGAAACAATTGCGATTATTACGAGCCATTCAATATGATAAAAAATTTACACCGATTGCCAGCCGAAAAACGCGCAAAAATAAAACACCTTAGGTTCTCTCTCAAATTCCTTTACATGCACATTTTTTCACATTTAAAAACATAGAGTTGGAGAACTTTTTATTTGTAATACAATTGCAATTTAGATTTCGCACTGGTTTATGTTTAACATATGTTGGAACAATATTGGGTGTAAAATAAATAGAATCCATTGGTACGCGGTTTGTGCGTGTCGGGTTGCTTCCATCATGACAATCCATAAAATTAATAGGGCAAACCGATGAAACATCCAATGGCATATTAAAAAGGGTCGTTATGTTTTGGGGATACATCAAGTTGACATATTCTTTTCCATAATATGAAATACCCAATGCTGTTGAGAACTGTTTACCGTCAATATATGTTTGTTGGGTTAATACTGGTTGATTTCTGGATAAATCATTAAATACAGCGGTGGTTTTTTTATATTTTATATAATCACTTTGGGACATTATATAAAATTTATACAGATTATTATTTTCAAGATAATGTATGAATATACCGTTTCGTAATTAGATAACTTATATAACCAATCACTATTCCAACTACCGAACCTACAAATAACTGTTCCAGAGTATGTCGTTTATAAGTGTAACGTTGATACCAACCAAGTACTGCTAAAAATAAGCCGAGTAATAAAAACAATGGGTCTTTTCTCACCAAATACAAAAAGGTCAATGAAAAGAATACGCCTTGGGCGTGTCTTGATGGCATACCATATTTCATATCATCACTATTTTCAATATCCTTCTTGGAAATATCATTTCCGGTGAGAGTTTTTCCACCATTGGGTCTGGGTTGTCCGATACTGGATTTCAATATCCAGTTTATAAAATTATTTATAATCAAGAATACTAAATAGCCCTTTAAATAAGGTATTTGTTTTAAAAGAGACAGAATCACAATGACTGCTTCAATGTGTGGAGAATAATTTCCAACAAATAGGAGTAAATCCTTTGCATTATGGATATTTTCAAACATCTCAGGTGTTCTGTCTGTCTATAATTCTGTTAGAAATTTTTATTATTTGGAACCACTTATGTTTTTGGTTTTGAGCCCGGTTTTTGTTGATACAACTGCTCACAAACCAACGCAAAAGACCAATTACATCCATTCAAATTCACTACATCTCCTCTATCACTAACCAATTTTACTGCCATTCGGTGGATATTTACGGGTCCAAAATAAGTTCGTTCTTGATTCTGTAACGTACCACCATAATCTACATAGACTCCACCACTAAATAAACCTGCAAGTTTCAATGGAATAATACCAAACACATCTTTCACATAAGGACCGGTAGCATAACTTTGGGTAGACACATGCCCCGTTCCAGTTGTTGTTACTGATTTTGAATTCTTATTATTCGCAATTTCTGTGAGTGAATATAATTGATTTTGTGTTAATGCGTTGCCATCCGCATTTCTATCAATATTATAAGTAAGTAAATTTGTAACTGGGTCACAAGTAAATTTTGAACGGTCAGCGTAACTGGGTAATGGGACATCATTATCTTTATTTGCCAATGTAACCAACCCATCATTCAAATGACTCTGTGAAAAATCATCCAAACAAAGTAAAAAATAGTTATATAATACCACACTTAATGTTGTATCACCGGTTAATGTTATTGGACCAGTTACTGCATAATCATTTAATGCAAATACCGTGGCCGCTCGAAATCCCAGAATCCATCCCAATGTAGTATCCCAGGTAGTATTTCGTACACTGGTTACACCTGGATAACATTTTGCAAAACTAATGGGGTCATAAAATACCAAACGATAATCACCAGCATAATATGCCTTATTGATATTTAATCGTATCTTCGTATATTGATAACGTTTATTTGTAACAATAGAAATACTAGACCCTATCGTTAATGGATTTTGATTTAATGCGATATTAAAGGCTTGTATGAAATCGTTTCGTGTATAATCTATGCCAGCGGGTAATGTAATTGCTATGTCGTTTAGATTTTTCCTAACCCCATTCACTTTTGGTCCAGTATGGTCTAATATACCCGGCTCATAAGCTCTTAAGTAAAATGTGTTATTTATACCATCAATTAACTTTAAAAATTTCATAATGATTGGTTTTGTACCTCGAAGATATGAATAAGACGTTCCAAAAGGAATTCCATTTTCCAATCTCCAATAATTAAAAATACTATTTGTATCAATATTAAAATATCTATACCAGGCAGAATGATTTAATAATGAATCATCCGTATAATCATCAGGATTATTTTTATGAAAACTGGGGTCAGTGATTAAAATATTATGATTATCATCCAAATTATTAAAACTCGGGTCTATAAATGCAATACTGAAATCCCTTTCTGTGAGTGTTTTTTGTATATTAACTATAAACGAACAATCGAACATGTGTTTTTGTAAATTATAATTAACAGATATATGCGTACCGGTAAGTATATGTTCTCCATCTAAATCAACTGCGTTAGCAAATGCGTCATTGATCGCAGTTTCTAAGGAGGATTCATTATCGTAACTACCATAAAGATCGCCAGTTGGTGGAGGAGGTGCAGCCACTACAATCGGTGGTTGATTTTTGTTACCATATTGATAATATGGATTCGGTCTTATTATCATTAAAAAACTGCTATCGATAGTATAACTGGAAGATGATGGAAATGCGGAATAAAGGATATTATTTGTCGAAAGGTCATTATAAGATGTATCAAAGTTCAGCACACTATTAAGTGAACTACCCGATAAATCAATAATATATTTATCTTGGCGATAATATTTATTTATATCAAGTTGTAAAGTAAAATAATTATCCACGATTTTGGGATAACTGGTGGCTATATTAAAATCGCCATTTGGATTTCTTGGACCTTTTGTTAATGTATTCGCATTTTCAATTCCGACCATTACTTCTTCACTAAACCCTGTCAAAGTATATCCACTCGTTAAATTGGGAGTAGTTGTAATAATATAATCATTCATCGGTAATTCAAAATATGGTTTGGTACATTTGATACAAATTTGTAATCCATTTAATAAAAAAGTTTTGTCTATTTCTGGAACCACTGGTGTTTCAGATATAATGTCAGTTAATTCATTTATGGTATTCGAAAAACGGAAACATGAATTAAGACCCGTCCATATATTATTATATCCTTCAAAAGCTGGTTCGGTTGGAAATATTAATCGGGTTTTTATATTTTCATTGAATGGGTTTGTTCTATATCGATTCAATTTCACTTTCAATTCAAAATAAGACTTACCGAAATTTGCCAAAGAAGGGTCTATAATATCTTTCCTTACGATTGATGAATATTGAATTTTATTCCTTGTTATTACAGTATCACCTGTACTTGGAGATAGACCCGTTAATTCTGGTTCGTATAAAAAAGGAAGTGTCGCTAATTGTAAACTTAAATCTTGTATCAATTCATTACGGGTTACTGCTCCTGAAGATTTTAATTGAATTACATAAGAAGCGTCAAATTTTGTTTTACGATTCACTGCATCCGGGCCAAAATAGGTTTCAATAATAATTGTATTATTGGTGTTACTTATATCATCAACGAAATAGGTTCTACTTGCATAATCTTGTAATACAGAAATATCACTTGATAAAGGCAAAGTTGCGTCGGAATAGATAGTATATGGATAATATCGAGTATTATTATAACCCAGATATCCAGGAATGCTTTGAAATCTTTCTGGAGTACCCAACGACTTATCATTCGGACTGCTCCAATCCGGAAAATCTAAATAATAGCTCGTCTCTGTAAATAACTTATAAATATCTACATTAAACGTTGTTAGCGACGTGCTATTATTATAACTAATGGATGTATTTCCAAAACTAATATCCGACAGCGTCGTCTTTACCTTTTGTATGCTGTTATTAATCGTAGTCACCAAATCGGCTGGTAAATAATTACCTGCTGATATATCTACTTGAAAATCATAATTTCCATCATTAATACCTGGACTGTTTCCTTTAAAATAGAAGAAATTGCAACCATAATTTGTACTAATTGTATACCAAGTAAACGGAATCTGTATGGAATATAATTTCATCGAAACTACGTCTTTGAGAGGGTCGGACAAATTAAACGTAAAATCTGTAGGTAAACTATTTTTATCCTCACGATATAAACTATCTATTGTTATTACACGGGTGACTGTCTGTTTCAATAGCGGATTTAATGTATCACGTGTAAAATCCATAGGCTTTGTTAAAACAATATTATTCGAATTACTTTCTGCATTTGCTTTATTGTCGGTTGGATTAGTTACTATTTGAGTTGTCAGCTGAGTATTTCCCAACATATTATTCCCAGTAATATCAATATTCGCAGTCGGTTGGCTGACGTCCCCCACAATGACATTACCATTAATATCCATATTATCAAATGTTTCTATTACACTGCCGGGTTCTTCATCTGAGTCAAAAAAATGGTCATATATATTTGTAAAAAAATTGGCTAATTTGTTGGCGGAATCATTACCAATGGCTTCATAGCGACGAATCAAAGATACTATTTTTGCTTCTAGTTCTCTGTCGCTAGGATTTGCATTCAAATCCAGAATATTATATAATTCTATATCCGTATAACGCGACACATCATACATATCTTTATCGTCTTTATCAATATCTTCGACATCGTCATTGGAATCAATCAATTCATATTTTATATTTTTATTCATGATTTTGTATTCTATATAAATAAAGATTTATATATTTTTCATGCCTTTATAGTATTTGTATTTGATTCCATGCGGTTCTTAAACATGAAACGAATAAAGTCCACTAAATCAAATCCTTTTTTGCTACATTTATACAAGACATCCACAGGAAATGAACGTAGACCTTGACCACGTTTCATATGTCGATTACCGGTGAAACACATTTTATCCATAATTTCCAAGATTGCCAATTCCTTTGCAGTCATATCCTCCCTTGAAATATGATGTTTTCCTACATAATTAAATCGATTATAATTACCATTCTGATATACATGATATTTATCCATATAAGAGTAATTTCTTATCATACCAATTCCCACAATTTTATTTATGTCATTATTCATTTCTAATACAAAAACCACTGAATCTATCGGAATAGCCTTTGTGATTGGTTCTGGAGTACAATATATACACTTGATTTTGGGGTTTTTCTTCTTATAATTCTGATTCTCTTGCCAAGTATGGTTATCAAAACGCGAGGTTGTCAAGAAATATTTGGAGTGATTTCTGAAATCATTTATCAGCTTTTTTTCTAGTCGGGTATCCTTTGGTATTGTTGTGGTTTCCTCCATTGTTTTTTGGCGCGCTAAAATTTCGTTTTGTTTTTCAATGGAAACAAAACGAATTTAATTATCAATTTTTATCATCACAATCAACGGCCTTTAAACAGTTGGTGCATCCCTTGCAACACTCGCTTGCTGAAAGACAGCAATTCGAGCATGATAAACAGCAGCATTCACATGAATGTAATGACCCCGTCCAACATCTACGAAAGCATCTAGCTATAGATAATATAACATGACCTACACAGGTAATATCCTCTTTGATTTCTTCCATTACCTTTTCTATTTTCTCCTCTCCCTCCTGAGCTTGTTGTATGATACTCTTTACTGCATTTGATTCATTTTTTTCAACAAAGGGTTTATGTTCCACATCTTTTTCTTTGAAATCATCTAATGATACGATAGTTTGTCCCGCAGATGACATTGTTGTCGTGTTTATAAACTACAATTATATTTTTACAAATACAAAATTATTATCTAAAGTTACTATAAATCGAAATTATGGAAAAAGTATCAATAGATGTGGAGAATATGGAGAACATTACCATTGATAATATGACAGAAAATGATACCATTTTTATAAATTTAAAAGAGGATGAGCCTGCCCTATTTTTTACACAGGATAAAGACCAACATTATAAAGAGCATATAGAAACAAATTATATCAAAAGTGATAGCCCGGTTTCCATGTCACCAACCAATAGCGAACATGGATATAGTAGTTCTTCCAATAGTAATTCGAGTGATGATGAAATGTTATATGATATTAAAAAGGGGCGTATGGAGAACCAGGTGGACGAATATTATTTTGATAAAAAACCAAAAAGACGTTTTAAAATGAAAGGTTATGAAGAAATCGAGAACTCACTCACTAAATATTATGAATATGATAACAAATATATCAGTAAATTGGATATATTGATTACCTATATGCGAGGTCAAAAAAATATTTATTCACAATCGAAAAATATTACTCATCTAAAATTGTATTTGTTAATGATACCCACCTTAATATTGAGTGCCCTGGTTTCCATAATGGCTCCAATTATTATTGAATATAAATGGGGGGGCGGATTCATTTCGGGTGTCAATGTGGTTATAACCTCTTTTATTACTATGATGAATTATTTTAAGTTAGAGTCAACTAGTGAAATGTTTTTGCAGTTAACCAATCAATATGATAAACTAGAGGTCTCATTGGAAATGGCAAATAATAAATTAATCTTTTTGGAGGAAGAAGATGATAAGAATGAATTGGTTCTCAGAAAATTAAATGATATCGAGTTAAAATTAAACGAATTGAAAGAAGTTTATAATTTATTGATACCCAATGAAATTATCCCCTTTTTCCCCATAATTTGTAATATTAACATATTTTCCATGATAAAATATATGGAAAAGCATAAAAAACAGTTGATTTACAAATTTATGGATGTAAAAAATGAAATAAGATATATTTTACATAAATGGAAGCGTCATTCAAGAGATATCGAATATTCCGAACAATCGATTGAAAAACGAAAAGAGAGAAATCGGCTGTTATTTTTATATGATATCAAGGAAAAAATCAAGACGGAATTGAATGATTGTAAGAATGTATATACACAAATTGATGTTATGTTCTCTCGTGAAATTAAAAAAGCGGGGGGTTATAGTCGAGTTTTTGTTTTATTGACGTATTTTTTTCGATGTCTTTGCTATCACTTTGACGGCAATTTGAGAACTGAGATATTCACTAATAATACGGTTTTGAACGAATATTTCCAAACCATTTTATTAGAAGAGTAATCGGTGAAAAAATCTTACTTATAGGGATTGATATTTCTTGCCTTCAATACACTTGCCAAGAATTTAATCTTTACGGGGTCAAAACCAACACCAAATACAGGCTTTCCATAAATAATGATATAATAACTAAACACTGGTGCCAATTTGATATTTTTACGAATTGATAATTGTCCGGAACCCGTAGCAACTACATGCTCATTCTTCTTCGATAAAATATCATCAATCGTTTTTTGTAGTGCCAATTTCTCTAATTTCAATGCAATATTATCACCATACATCGCATAAATATTAATAGCCCCGGTCAATGCTTCTTTGGCAATTTTCATGATTACAAGTAATCTGGGGTCACTAACTTTGTTAATAATCGATGTTAGCAGATAATACAACTGGATATAACGAGTATAATCGGTAGGAATCGATTCATATATTCTATTTGCCATATTACTTGTATAATATAATTCAATATAGCGAAGGTCAGCCAATTCAGTGCTTTTAATGTTATCTAAATCTGAACCACCACCGCCTCCGCCTCCACCGCCACCACCTCCACCACCACCTCCGCCACCACCCCCGCCACCACTACCTACAGGCGAACGAATGGGTCGGGCGGTAACTGTAGACAGTGCACCCGTAAACATATTTTTACTCATCGACATTTTAAATTAGTTATTTTATTATTTCTTGAGAAAAATCTTCGAAATCACGTACGAGGACGTTTCCAGAGCTCCTTCTATCCATTGTTGATTTTTCGAAGAAAAATGTTCTCCACAAATATATAAATCATTCGAAAAGGGCTTCATTATTGATTCCGAAGTTCTCCTACTATCCACATTTATTCCCCAATATCCCACTCCACACCCCCAATGAAAGACAAAAGTTTTCTCCGGCTTGGGAATATCTATATGCAATGTTTTCTTTATCAAATCATGGGTTTTTTGGTCGACACCTGATTTACCATGAGTTTCATACAAACGGTTCCAATATTCTGAATATTTATTATCTGTATAAGAAATCATAATCCAACCAGTTTTATTATTTATAGGTATCACCATTCTTAAATGATTATCGGTTGTTATTTTGGATAGTTTTGAGAACCAAGGTTCTCCCGTTTCTTTATTTATAGGGTATTTTGAATAGATTCTACATAAGGGTGCACAAATTATTTTCTTTAAAAGAGGCCGAATGGGTCTAAATATGTCTATTTTCTCGAGAACCTGCTTGGGTAAACTACATATTACTTTTTGTGATACAAATGGGGTTTTTCTTTCGTCGATAAATATCTCAAAAAGTTCTCGGTCGGAATCAAAAACAATCGATTTTACCGAACGTTTTTTGAGGATATCTATGTTGGAATGCTTTGAGAACATTTGTTCTAATTTTTCCACTATTTGTGACAATCCGCTACTTAATGCGAAATATTTGTTGTTCTCAGATAAATGAAAAGAAATCAAATGTAGACCATCATATGCATTCATCACGACCAATTCTGTGTAATATCCAAAGGATGCTTTCAAAAACTCGATTTCGGTTTCACTCAATATGGTTTTGGCATAATCCAACAAGGATAACGACTGTAAATACTCCGCCGATTCTCGGTTGCTATGTTTAACCACACGCTGTATCAATTCTTCCTTTGAGATTTTCATAGAAGAAAACTGGGGGTTCGAAGAAACGAAATCCGAATGTGAGCTTATTTCCACCATTTTATTCGATAAACCAAGTTCTCGAATCAGTTCTATCAATCTATGATGTTTGGAAGTAAAACGACCCGCCCCTGCTTCTAAACATTGGGTTTGGTCCACACAATAAGTATGAATTCTTCCACCCAAGTTATTCGCCTTTTCCAACAATAATATCCGTGATTTGGGTTCTCTCTTTATGATTTGATAGACTGTATATAATCCGGCAATTCCACCCCCTAAAACTACAAAATCATATATGTGTGTATTCTTTGTTATAGACATTTTGCTGGGGTGCAAGTTTCAAATGCTATTCTGATATATCATTTGAAAAATTTATTGAGAACTATTGTATATAATCTACAATACAAATCATACGTCTTTTGCCGCGCAATGAATCATCTGAGAGTTCAATGTCGGATTTTTGTATGAGTCTCGTCATATCTGTATCTACTTTATAACCATTGTCACGTAAAAAAGCGAGAACATTGGGGACATCTTCTGCGCCTAAAAATGTATCCCGATATTTAATAGATGAACCTGTTCCGCCTCCTTTTACTGGATAACGGCAGACAACATAGGTACAATTAAAAACATTATCGGAAAACGGGGAAAGTTCTTTAAAAATCGATAATTTGGGGAAAGTAAGCCTAGCAACCATATTTGACAGAGGCCCTACCGGCATCGCATTCAATGTAATAATATTTTGATAAGAATTATAATAAGTATTTAAATAAGGTTCTAAATATAATATAAATTGCCGAGAACCATCACACTTGTATTTATCAAAAGGACTTTCCATGTTATATTATGGCCTATACTATGGCATATTATAATTCCAAAGGTAGTGATTTTTTTTCAGAATCTTCATTATAGAGTTTTCTATCGATAATAACGGGTATTTCAAGGTCCGCTCTGAATGTTCTCGTTAAAAAGGTATGTATTTCGATGTAATGGCTATTGTCTTTATAAGGACGACACGTATATAAATCAAAGGCGATTGTTTTACGTTCTGGGAAAGTATGCACGGATAAATGTGATTCGGAAAGTAAATACAGAACAGTAAATCCTTCGGGCTGAAAAATATGTTCAACACGATTTAAAACAGTAAATTCATAGGCTTCACAGATAGAATCGAGAACACCCTTTATTTTATTTATATCATGAATTATCTCATCATCTACATTTTTGAAATCACATAGTAAATGTTTACCAGAGATTTTGGTTTCTTTATCGGAGAACATTTGTATTTTATTTATATAGAATTTTATAATATTTTGTCTAGGAAAACTTATAGAAATTTTTTGTAAATATATACAAATGACAGAAGAACCAAATATTGCCGTTCCAAATAAAGACACGACCGGGCTAACAAAAAAACAAAAAATTACTTTATTGAATCAAGGCGCCTATGGTTGTGTCTACCGTCCAGGAATGACATGTAAAGGAAAAACCCAAAGTGAAAATTTTATAACTAAAATTCAGTTAAAAGAGGGTAATTCCGATAATGAAATAAATATAGGTAAGAAAATAATGAAAATCGATAAAAACTATTCAAACTATTATGCACCCATCATTCAATCATGTGAAGTATCTCTAGGAACCATCGATAGCGATGAAATCCAAAAATGTAAGGTAATAAAAAATAAAATGGCGGACCAGAAAGCGATGTTGAGTTCGACCTTTATTTCAAACAAAATCAGATATGTAGGAAAAGATACCTTGGGAGAAACATTGATGGCTACGATTGAGAACCAACCCAAAATATTTTTATCTAAATTTGTAGAATCTTTCAAATATTTGTTGAAAAGCATTACTTTTATGAATGCTGCAGGTATTGTACATTTTGATATGAAGGAAAGCAACGTCATGTATAGCAGAAAACCTATTATCATTGATTTCGGCATTTCATTTGATAAAAACGAGCTATCTGGAGATAACATGAAACGGGTATTTTTCACTTATGGTCCCGACTACCCACCATGGTGCATAGACATCGCATTTATTACTTTTATTAATAGATTACCTGAGAACTTTTCTAGTCAAATAGTTACTGAAGAACAAATAAATCTTGTCGTGGATGATTTTATCGGTAAAAATCCCATCATGACATCTATTGGAGATGATGGTAAACGACAATTTAGTGAGCGAATGAAAACATACATGTCGACCACATTCAAAGACAAAACATGGGAAATATTGACTCAAGAATTATTGAAAAATACCGATCACTGGGATACTTATGCATTGGCGGTGATGTATTATTTTTTGATAGAAGATTTAAGTATTACTTTAGCAGATGTACCCTTTATTTTAGATTTTGAATCACTGTTAAGAAAAGTAATCGTAGCCCTACCCAATGAACGGATGAGTTCCAACCAATTATTTATGGATGCAAATAAAATATTCACCGGAGTAAAAAACAAGGCCCAAATATTGGATACTTTGGTAAAAAAATCGGAGAACCCTGGGAATGCTGAAAAACAGCGTGAATCTTATTTAAATACAAAATTAAAAGAGCTCACACATGAGCGTAGTATGTTAACAAAATTACAAAATGTAGTAATGAAATAACCCATGCCACATCAATTTCCAATAATACTTTTATTGATGATATCCAATGTGGTCTTTTCTAGATACTCAAAATAATAATCGTTCATATTT